CACTAAACATTGTTAAAGAAGTACGAGAATAACGTAATCTGTCACCCTCGTATTTCATTAAAGTGTCTTGAACTAATTGCTTAATTATATGCTTCACTTTTTTATCTCTTTAAATAGTTGTACAAAAGCTTCTGCATTTGCTTTCATAGTTCTTTCAGCGTGTCTAATAGTTCTAGATAGTTCTTCAAACTGTTTGTTAAACTGCTCGAATTTTAAATCCATTATACGCTCTAAATTTTCTATCTCTGATGGAACTTTTTCATTTAAATTGTCAATCTTACCTTCTAACTTCATAGTTCTATCGGATAGCTTCCAGTGTTCTTTCTCTAAAAACTTGTACCTAGAATAAACATCTCTAAGGAAGTACCCAACTACACCTAATAATGATGTTACTATGTATTGGTAAGTTTCCATTAATCTACTAATATTTCTTCAGGTGTACCTAAAACTGTACTGTATTCATCAAAAGGTATAATGTAAAAACTTTCTTCATTATAAGTAGCTGAAATTGCACTTACTAAAGTCTGTGTTACGTTACCTTGAATAGGTACGAAATTATTTAATGTATTTACCTGCTGAATTGCAGTATTTACTTCTGTTAAAGTGTTATATTTATATCCGTTCATTTTAATATATTGAAAAGTAATTATTAATGTTATTGTTAATATCAGGCGAGTCTGATGTTTTATCTGCTTTATAAAAAATAAATTCAGAAAAATGTATAGTTGCAGTTCTTAATGTGTTACCTGGTAATCTATTAAGGTAACTACCACCTGACTTAGTACCTGCTGTACCTATTAAAGTATTATTCCTGTATATAGATGAAGATGCAGATAATGAAATAGTATTATTTAAATATAAAGTATTAATGTTATATACTGATGAAATTGGTACAGGGAAATTTGTTGACTGGTATTGATTGAGTCCATAATCTAACCACGAATAAGTATTAGCACCATCAAATAAAATTGCTTGATTACCTGTAGTATTTTTTTCATAAGTTATAAAGAATGTAAAATCCCCTGTTACATTCTGTAAAGATGTTAGTTGTAGCCATTGTGAAGATGATGCTTGGATATAAGGTTTTCCATTTCTTGTAATCATTCCATTATTATAAATAACAGGTTGATTAACAGCTGTACTATTTGATTTATCTGCAGTATTTCCACTTTGGTCGTACCATTTAACAACATAGCCAATACCACCACCGCAAAAAGAACTTATTGATGCTGTATCTAAATCGTTACTCACAAAGTTTATATCTTGTTCTGCATTATCTGAACTACGCCTTATTCTTATACACGAGCCCATATACGTTGATGATATTTTTCGTGTTGAATAAGCTACAAAAGCACCTGGATAATCATCTAATAAATAAGACGACCCACCACTAGCTTGTAAAATATATGGATTAATTAAAAACATAATTACGCTCTATTACCTATTAATGTAACTTTTAAACCTGCTTCAGTTGCACCACCTGAAATAGTATCTATATCTATTGTAATCTCGGCATCGTCTGCTAATGCTGAATCACTTATTACTGCTGGAGTAGCCGCAGTCGTAGAAGTTTTTTCGCTAAAGTCGATTGTTAATAATGTAGATAAGATAGAAACACCTCCTTCGTTAATATCTATCGTTGTAGTTCCTGATGTTGTACCTGCAGTTGTTAATGATGCTCTTACTTCTGTTACAGTCATAGCGAAAGGCATTCTAAATGTTAACTTTGCCGTACCTGTTGTTAAAGCAGTTGTTTCATCTGATACAGCCAACTGAATAACCTCTCTTTGCAATTCTGCACCTGTTACATATTTCGTGTCATACGTTGAACCGTTATAGTCTGCAATAGGTATTAAATCTGTTACTTCTATACTTGCACTCTTTGCTGTTAATTGACTTATTTTTTTTGTTGCCATTTTTTATTATTTATCGTTCATATTCTGTTTGACCAAACCAGCTATTATCGTAGGCTAAACCCCAACCTCCCCAACTAATGCTAAGTTCTTCTGTTATTGATGTTTCTTCATCTTCAGTAAGTAATAAAAAACTACCATCTTCAGTAATTAAGTTATCACCATCGTCTGATTGTTTTCCCCAACCTACTGTATTAAATACTCCTTTTCCCCACTCGCTCATTTTGTTTCTTTAAGTAGATTTGTAATTTCTTAATGTTTTCTTCTTTTACTTTATATTTCTGCTTCATAAATACCAGTTTGTGATTTGACCGTTTCCATTATTAGGAAAAATATCGTTATTTGTGTTACTATTATATTCAGGAAATGAGCTTTGATTATACACCATATAATCTACAAATCTTTGCGAATAGTTCTCTGCTAATGATCTAGACTTTTGAATTAAAAAATCAACTTCATTCTTTTCAATAGTTTCTACGTTTTCAGCACTCATTTTGTAAATACCTTTATTCGTTACGTTATACGCTGCGAACGGCAAGTATTCAACCATTGTCCAATGAACTAACATAGGTACTACATACGTTTCTAACAACGTTAAATAAACACCTGAAATAGTAGCAGCCTCAACATCTGTTTTTAATTTATTGAATAAATCAGTTCCTAAATACGATTGAATGTGAATATCTTGAGCAATTTTAACGAATTGCAATATTTTGTCTACATCTAGGTTACCATCTATGAAGGTAAACCTTTTAATATCTTTTGTTTGTATTAATAGTGCTTCTGCCATCTTTATTTTGCGTCTGAAGGTAAATTATTGTTATTAGGATGAAAGCCTTTGTTAGGCAAATTATTTTTAGGTACTCTTACTTGGTAAGGATTAGTAACCTTAAAACCTTTAATTTCAGCAGCCCTAGTTCCTACTTGCTTTGCGTTTGGACTTGTAACATCAACATCACCACCCTCTACACTAGCAAATGTTAATCTTTTAAAATAATGTTTGCATCGTGGACCGCCACCGAAAAGAAATACATTATAAGGCTCATTATTATGTTCAAAACCAGGATTAACTGCCTTGCTATTCATATTTTCCAAATCTTCTCTTCTATATATTTTTTTAGCACTCATCATAGCCTTACAGAATGCTCTTTCAGGATTTGGATTCCCTGCATATTGATATCTAACTTTCCATTTTACACCTTTAATAGTTTTGTCTTGAAAACTTTTTGCTCTTGGTCTTGCTGTACCTGTACTTACAAAATTAAATATTTTAGATAACAAAGTTTCATCAGTTTTTTCTAACTGCATATCTAATTCATCTAATTCTTCATATGTCACATCTCTTTCATCTACTAAAACCCAACCCTCTGGAATATCCTCTCCTATCTCGTTTAAATACGATTCTAAATCAAACTCTTTGCTTAATGCTACGTCTTTTTGATTTTCGTCTTTAACACCGTTATCATTGAACTCTAAAGGCTTTAACGTTTGAAAGTATAATTTTAAACTAATTTGATTATAAGCTAAAATCTTATCTATTGCATCTATTAATAGTTCTTGCATAGGTCTAATTACCATATTATCAAATAAGATGAAACTATTTTTAAGTTCATCTGCATTTGAACTAAATCCGTTAGTTGATGCAATACCAAACAATAAAGGTGAAGTAACATTATGACCTAACATAATTTTACGTAAACATTCTTCACTTAAATATTCATATTGTTGAGCAGCATCATTTAATGGAATATCCTCAACCGTAGTTGAATTGTCTTTATTATCGTTAAAAGATACGATCAACTTATTTCCTTTACTTCCTGTTAACTTATTTACAACATTTGAGTAGATTTCTGCTTGTTGTTCAGGTGTACCAGCTCCATTATTAAAGTTAATAATTTTTTGCGCCGAAAATCCCGTTTTAACCAGATTTATCAAGTAATCGCTTATTTCCTCTTCTAATTTGGCATAAGGTAAAGCCCCCAAATAATCAATGTTTGAAAAGTACTTCATACCAACCGAATATGGCTGAACATATAGTATTTCTATTTCGCTTGAACCAAAACCAAAAGCATCTAATCTTTTAGGTACAAATTTCTTAATGTCGCTCCAATCATCAGAATAATAATAACCCTCAATCTCACCGTCTTTATTACATTTCTCAGGTCTTAACAAGTGTACTGGAATGTGAAAGAATTTTTTAATTGTTTTTCTATCTTTTGAGTAGTGAACTTGAATTGCACATTGTCCTAACATCTTTAACTCAAGTATCATTTTTCTAATATCATCTTTAGAAAACATTGAAACGAATTGAGCGTATTCGTTAGGTTTTTTACTATCATCTAATGCACCAATACCATAACCATAAACTAGTCTAGTTATATTATTTATGATAGCATTATTAGTTGTTGAATTTCTATACCTATCAATTAAAAATTCAAAGTAATTATTATCCTCTCCATAATTTACCCACTCATTACGCTTATCCTCTTTAATTTCAGGTGCTGTATATGTAGAAAGTTCTATTAATCTAATGTTGCTCATATGTAAATAAATTCGCTCGTTGTGTTTTTACTTCTATACTCATTGTCATTAAGTGAGTAAGTAGTTTGATCTGTACAAAAGATTTTACCAAAGTGCTTAACCGTAATAGTTGCATTTGAACCAGTTAAATCAATCGTATCATTTGTAGATGTTAAAATATTAGTATAATCGTTCGCTTGTAGTACACTAGAAGTATTATTAGTGCAAATCTTAAACGTATAATTATAATTCTCTGTAAGTGTAAATAATGCCCCTATTTGTGTATAATAAGAACTTACATCTACGCTATCAATAGTAATTACCTCACTTGTATTTTTATCCTCGCAGTACAATAATATAATATCCGAAGTCGTTACTGTTGACCTTGTAGTG